TGGAATGCATATTGTTTCTTGCACTCCTTCTGCTTCAATTCCTATAAAAACAAATCTGCTGTTTTCTGCCTTAGCACTTTTAAATGTTTCTTGTAATTTTTGTTTTGTTAACATCATTTTTCCTCCTAATCAAAATAAAAAAGCCTTGCACGGGCTTTTATAATGCTATTTAAAGCATAGTTTCTAGATGTATGGATCACCTCTCAAATCATGATTGTGACTTTTCCATTAATTGTTGCTTTAATCACAAACACCACCTTTAATTAATCGACTATAGGGGTCACATATGAGCGACAATTTACATGAACTGGAGGGAAGTTTTTCCCAACTTGACGTTCACTCAATTTAAACACTTTCCCATCTAACCCCCTGCATTCTTTTGTGGTACGCTCATCTAAATTGGCATTATACTCATAACTTTTCAGTCCGTTATCAATATAGCTTTTGGCTGTACTTTCGTTCATTACATGGTTAGTTTCTGTTTGAATTAACCTCTTGGCGGCGAATGTACTACTCCCCATTTCGTCTCTAAGCGCCCTAGCCATATCCTGCACGCCATCACCACGAATCAAGCCAGTAGTTACTGTTTTACGCAAACTCTTCACCAGTTGGTCTTTATGCCCCCACAACAAATCACTAAACATGGCGCCACTCCACGGGAAATTGACAATCTGTTCAATCTCACTAGTTGGCAATCTAGCATAGCTCCCAACCATGCCAGCAGTTTGATAATAGGTTTCGTTCGCAACTTTCCTTAGATGCTCGTCCATCGTAATTTGTACATCCCCATAAATATCAATTAAACTCATTTCCATTTCATTTACGAGCAAATCCAGACGCGTCACATTAAATTTCGCGCGCAATAACCGCCATTGTTCGATTTCTTTATCCGTGATGGAGTCGCCTTTATCAATAAATTTCTTAATGTCTTTATTAAAACTACTAACGTCAGCCTTACTTATTTTCTTTTTAGCTTGCTGGATAGATAATCCTGTTTCGTCTGCGTATTTGCCGTAAAAAGCATTTAAGTCCTTCTCAAGCTGTTTCGTGGCATGTTGGTATAATTCCCCTATTTCTTTTACAACTGCATCCTCGTTGGTCTCTGACTTGGCTACAATTTCCTTTGTGCGTTTGAGCCAGTATTCCTTAGATGTTGGCATTACTTCACCCCTAATTGCCTACCAATTTTAAACGCTATCTTATTTTCCGCTTCCCGATTAGTAGGTGAGTAGATTTTCAGCAATCCAAAAATAAAGCTTTTAAACATTATTCTCCACCACCTTGATTCGTAAATTCCTGTTGCCCAAACTTTTCAACATTTTCTTTTTCTTCTTCGTCAATCCTTTGTAATTCCGCATCTATATCTTCCACCATAGGCAAGCCTTGCAATTGCGTTTGTTTAGACACAATGCCTTCTAATGACTTAGCCACGTCGACTAATTCCTTAACATTAGCAGGTAAATTAGGAGTAAAGACAATCTCGACATTTTCTATGCCGTTTTCTTTATTCTTGATGCCCCACACTTTGGATAAAAGCCGCAACCTAGCCATGATACCTGCTTTGAACAATCGTTCTTTTGTAGCCCGTAATTGATCGAGCAAGAATAGTTTATATTTCATGGCTTCTCCGCTTGAATTGCCACTGAACTTTTCATCGGATAAGTCAGGAGTAAATGACAACTTATGAATATCATCTACTAGCCTATTCTTGTAAGCCTCCACCCCAGCCACATCATATTGCTTCACCAAATAATATGCGGATGGTTTAGCACCTTCTGTGGTAGCCTCATCAAGCACGATCACTCTAGCCTCTTTCATGGCATCGACATCATCTTTTTCTGTGTTCGGCTGCCCCTGCAAAACGAGATAAGCATCGGCAAAGTCCTCTTGTTCGTTAGCTGTATCGGACTGTGATTTGTCGTATGCATCTATCTGATCCATACTATTCTCAAAGTCACCCACGCGCTGGTCGTTGTTCAAATATTCGATAACAGGCACACCGTCAAAGTAGTGTGGATTCTCGTCCGTCTGTGCTATGTCTGTGACTTCTTTTTCTGTTTCATAGCGGATTACCTTATCGGATGTATACAACTCCACATATGTTTTTATTTTATCTTCCGTGAGCTGAATGGAATAAACCCTCACGCCAGCGATTGGTTTTTGTTCAACTGTCGTATCGTAAATGAGAAATGTTTCCCTTGGATCCAATACGGCTATTTTTTCGTTGGAATCCTTATCCAAATAAACAAACTCAAAGGCTCGTCCATAAATGGATAAATTTAGTTCCATCAATGCATTATGACTTTGTTCATCGTTTAGGTCATTAAAGTCATTAATCTGTTCTAACATCGGTTCGTTTTCATGGTTATAAGTAATTGGTTTGCCTAAAATGTACCCTTGTATAAGCGTTGAAATGTAACGCGCAAAATTATGCGATAGCCTGTTGTCGGCTCGCGTGCTATCTCTAGGCTCTCTATCGTTGATTTTAGTGTTATTCATGTAATAGTCCATGAGCTGTTCTAGCCTTGGTTTTTGTTCGGATTGAAACCGTTCTACAAAAGAAATGAGAACATCTTGTGTGATATCCTCGGCGGTTTGTACTCGGAATATATTGTTTGCTTTGTCGGTGAATCGTCGTCCTGGCATGGCGCACCTCCTATATGCCTAGTTGTTTTCGTATGTCGCTTGTTTTTACTTTTGCGGGTTGCTTCATATCATCTTCAAATGCATAGCGCGTTCCATCAATCGTATGATTATCTTTATCTTCTAATCTCGCTTTAGGATTTCCATCTCTATCGGTTTCGTAGTCTATATTTTCAAACTCTCTAGCGATATTCGGCGTTCGTTTAGCGTCGATCCAGATAAAATCTAAATCGTCTAACCATTTTTCCCCATATTCAACACTATCAGGACCTTTTTTGACCTGTTTAATTCTTTTTATGCCATGTTCGTTCTTCATTTCAGCGTTACTTTTGGGCTCTACCTCGGCTAGAATAGCATCAGACTGATACCCCTTATTAGTGATCCATTCAGCCAACTTTCTATTACTTATTTTGACCCCATAATACTCATCTACTGCATATATACCATTTCGCTTTTTGTCATAATGCCAACGAACAAAGGCTACGGGGTCAGTCGCATATCCATAGTCAAGCCCGTTTCTGATATTATCGAATGAACTGAATAATTCATCAGGTATCTCATCAAACGCCAAATTATCAAACGGAACTACACCAGATCCAATAGCGTGTCCTAAATACTCCCACCTGTACCGATACTCATTTCTTTCTTTTGCCGCCTCTGCCTCTTCAATGAATTGTTTGGAGATGAAAGGATTATCCAAATAAGTTGAATGGTGAACCAATGTGTTAGTTGGTTGGAATTGTGTTTCGTATTTCTTATTCGCCCATGACTGTTTTCTCTTTGGTGGATTGTAAGAATAAAAGAATTTATAAAAAAGACCCTTGTCAAGTTCGCCACGTAATAGAGAGTTAGTAATGGTTGTCACTTCATCTTCTGTTTTAAATTCAGAAAGTTCTTCAATCCACACGATAGCAAAAGGAAAGTTAGCTGATTTAAGCGACTTAATCCTTTCAGGCTCTTGTGCGCCCCTAAAAACAATGTAGTTACCCCTAGGAATGTATGTGATACGCATAGGTGACTTATTAACCTTAAATAGATGTGATACCCCTTGTTCAGCTATCGCCCATTTTATCTGTTCGAATATGGATAATTCAATGGTATTGTCTATTTTCCGTATTCCGACAGCGTTAACAGGATAACGCATAAGCATCTGGGTTATGATGTGCGCTATATCAGACGATTTACCACTTCCCCGCCCGCCCTTGCATACGATGTTTAGTATGTTTGGATCCTTGGATGCCACCCACACGTTTTTAAACTTTCTAGGCACGAAAAGTGCTATATCCTTTTCGACTTTAATCATATTCATCACCGTAGCTGTCTTTGAATACTGGCATTACTTGCACGTCCATTTGATGCTTTTCTGTCCATATAGCATAACGCTTGCCTAATAGTTCAGCGGCTTTCGTTCTAGCCATTGTGTCAGAACGTCTTTCATGCTTTTCTACACCCGTTCCTGTTTCGTCACCCGTAACAAGTAACATTTCATCATTTACTTTTCCACGCATAACAGACGTTAGATATTGCAGTATTTCGTCCTGTTCCGCTATGGATTCTTTTTTCAATAATTCTAAACGTTTATCAATATAAGATTTAACACCAACATTGACCAATAACCTGTGAGCCTGCTGTGAAGCGTAATTATTACTATATCCACCCACGATAGCTGACTGTTTTATATTGCCCGTTCGAATATACTCATCTGCGAACCTCTTCTGTTTTTCGGTCATCATTACATATAACACCTCACCATCCTTTTTCACAACATAAAAAAGCCGCCCTCTCGGACGACTCCAATCTATAATATAAACACTTGATTAAACGTTCGTTGCATCAATTATAACACACACACAATCACACTAAAAACAATGCACATACTGTCAGAATTGGCTTTTTTGGCATAAATGGTTTAACATATTATTTTTCATTTCCCCTAGCTTTGTTCGGGATATATTTAGGTGATCAGCGATGCTTCGGTAGCTCATGCCTTCCATCATGCAGTCAAGTATGATCTGTTGTTGTTCATCCTCTAACTGATCAATCATCATCTCAATCGCATATACTTTTGCTTGGTAACCCGTCCACCTGTCATACAAGCGTTTGTCTCGCGCGTCCATATCGTCCATTTCAGGCATACTCTTTAAGTTTGTATTCGGTTTAGGTAACGTTGCTTCGATGCCATATTGAGCGACTCCTACCGACTTATTGTTACGATTAGATCCCCACAGTATATTGCTGATTCTATCTAACTCTTTTTTTCTCCAGTGATATTGATAAATTAAGTCCTCTAATTGTCTGTTATTCATTCCAACCGCCCCCAATCTTAAATAATTCCTTGGCATACCCGCTGCACTCAATCGGTTTTTGCACTCTTTTATATCTATCTTTCCTGTGCTTGCTTATCTTTAATTTAATCTGATACACCTGTTTCATAACTGCCACCTCGAAATCTTAGCAAAAATCCACAAAACAATCTTTCTTGCATATGGTTCTAGTTGAAAAGCTAAAATAATATACAAGGCAACATGGACGAAATTAATATTGAGCCATTCTGCATAATAACCTATAGCGTGAATACTAACGCTTGTTATCAAAATTAATAATGCAGTTACAAACAAATCTATCATTACTACGTTCAGTTTTTTATTCATCCTTTGACCCCTCCTAAAACATAAAAAGGATG